AGGCCATGAAAAAGATACAGATAAGAGAGTTATAATTTCCACATGGCAGTCAATATATAATCTACCTAAAAAATGGTTTAAACAATTTGGTACAATAGTTGGTGATGAGGCACACTTATTTAAGGCAATGTCATTAACAAAAATTATGACAAAATTAGAAGATTGTAAGTATCGTTATGGTCTTACAGGTACTTTAGATGGTACTAAAACACATAAACTTGTATTAGAGGGTTTATTTGGTACCGTAAATAAAGTAATATCAACGGCAGAGTTACAAGATAAAAAACAACTTGCTGACTTGAAAATTTACGCTTTGATATTAGGTTATGATAATGGTAGTAGGCAGTTTGTAAATGGTCTAAACTATCAAGAAGAAATGGACTTTTTAGTATCACATGAAAAAAGAAATAAATTTATTGTAAATTTGGCGTCTAAATTACAAGGCAATACTTTGTGTTTATTTCAATATGTAGAAAAACACGGTAAAAATTTACATCAACAAATAAAGGAAAAAGCAGATGACAAACAAGTATTCTATGTTTACGGAGGAGTTGAAACCGAAGATAGAGAAACAATTAGAGAAGTTACCGAAAAGTCAGACAATGCTATCATTGTTGCTTCCTTCGGGACTTTCAGCACAGGCATTAATATACGGAATTTGCATAACATTATTTTTGCTAGTCCTTCTAAATCTCGCATAAGAAATTTACAATCAATTGGTCGTGGTTTAAGACTAAAAGACAATAAATCAAAAGCTACTTTATATGATATTGCAGATGATTTAACATATAAAGACAAAGAAAATTACACTCTAGCCCATTTTAGAGAAAGGATAAATATTTACAATGAAGAAGAATTTGATTATGAAATCCATAATGTGGACTTAACAAATGGAAAACATAAAGATAATTAAATTAGAAAACGGAGATGATATTGTTTGTTCGTTCCCGAATGAACAATTACCCGAATCACACGCATTGTTAAGGATTACAAAACCCTTACAAATAAAATATATTCCACAACTAACACCTCAAGGATTTAGAGATTATGTTGCTATGGTAAAATGGGCGGCCTATACTAGCGACGCTGTTATTACCATACCAAAAACAAAAATTATGACTATAACAAATGCAACAAATGAAATGGCCAAATCATATGGTCAAGTAATTAAAAATTATGATGTAATAGATAAAGTGCCAGAAAAGGCACAAGGACTTGAATTTAAAAGAGAAAGATTGAGTGACCGACAAAATGAAGAAATTAATGAAATCTTTGATGAGTTTAAAGACGAAGACCCAACAATCCATTAATAATAAATTAGGTATAGGAGCTTTCCTCAACGGCGGACACCGTCCATTATATCCATTTTTTGGCAAGAGTCAAGCGTGGATGAAATACAACCCAACATTGACAAAAAAGGAGTTTTAGTGTATTATGGTGACCATGAATAAAAAAACAAAAACACAAAAAGAACACTATGTCAATAACAAGGAGTTTCTAGCTGCCATGATTGAATATAAGAAAGCAATCAAACAGGCAGAAAAGAAAAAACTAGAAAGGCCACCTGTTACTGATTACATAGGAAGTTGTTTTTTAAAGATAGCTAATCATCTATCATATAGACCAAACTTTATCAATTATACATTTAGAGATGATATGATAAGTGATGGTATAGAGAATTGTTTACAGTATTTGGATAACTTTAATCCAGAAAAATCTAATAATCCTTTTGCATATTTCACACAAATAATCTATTATGCTTTTGTTCGTAGAATACAGAAAGAAAAAAAACAAGTAACAATAAAACAAAAGTTAATAATGGAAGCTAATTATGATGACCTTACTTTGCAACCAGGTGAAGATAGAGATTTTAAAAATCAGTTTACAGAATTCTTACAAAAGAATACGGTCATAGACGAACCGGCGAAGAAAAAGAAAACAACTAAAAAGAAATCAAAACCAACCTTGGAATATTTTATTAATGAAAATAGCATTACTGAATGATACACACTTCGGTTGTCGTAATGATTCACCTGCTTTTATAGAATACCAAAACAAGTTTTATCAAGATATATTCTTTCCTTATCTAGTAGAGAATAATATTAAAACTTTGGTACATCTAGGTGATGTCGTTGATAGACGAAAGTTTATAAACCATAATACAGCTCATAATTTTAAGAAAGTATTTTGGAATAAGCTAGAAGAACTAAATATTGATACACATATAATAATAGGTAATCACGATACTTATTATAAAAATACAAACGAGGTAAATGCCTTACAAAATCTCAATATTAGTAAAGACGCTAAAATATATACTAGACCTGATACTGTTAACTTTGACGGTCTTGATATACTTTTTTTGCCTTGGATTTGTGATGATAACCATGATGATAGTATATATGCTATTGACAATTCTACCACAACTATCGCAATGGGTCATCTTGAAGTTAAAGGCTTTGAAATGCACAAAGGCCATTTTAACGACCAAGGATTAGAAAAAACACAATTTAATAAATTTGAAAAAGTATTATCTGGCCATTTTCATAAAAAATCAGATGATGGCCGTATCTATTATCTAGGCACACAATACGAAATTACATGGTCAGACTATAAATGCCCTAAAGGTTTTCATATATTTGATACAAATACAAGAGAACTAGAAAGGGTGCCTAATCCTATTAGAATGTTTAAAAAATTATATTATAATGATAAAGAAACAAATTATACAGATTTTGATATAACACCATTTAATAATACAAATGTTAAAATATTTGTTACTAACAAAACAGATGAAGATATGTTTAATAGATTAGTAGAAAGATTTTATAATACAATAAATGTACATGAGTTACAAATTGTAGAAGACCCAATTGATGTTGCTTCAACAGTTAGAAGTGATATATTAGAACAAGGCGAAGATACACTTACCTTTTTAGGTAACTATATTGACCAGGCCGAAACTGGCGAACTAGATAAAAATAAATTAAAAGAGTTTGCTAGAGATTTATATGGAGAGGCAAGTGAATAGAACAATAGAATATAAAAATATACCATTTGGCCCTTATGTTATGGCAACAATTGTGCCTGAAGATATAAGAAAAAGATTATTAAAAGACGCAAAAAAAGAATTGACAAGTTATCACAAAAGATTAGCTGGTCATCTTCATACACAATTAAAATATAATGATGAAACTACAAAATGGTTTTATGAGCAATCAACACCTATATGGCAGGCTTATAGAGAGGGTTGGTCTAAATGGGCAGGATTAACAAATTATGGTTGTGAACTAAATGCTCACGACTTATGGGTAAACTTTATGAAACCTGGTGATTTTAATCCAGTACATACGCATGGTGGTGATTATTCATTTGTAATATTTTTAGATGTACCAGAAAAAATCGTAGAAGAACAAAACGCCTTTGAAGGCACATCAGCTAAACCTGGTTCATTAATGTTTGAATTTACACAACAAGCAAAACCAAAATGGGCTATGACAGGTCAAACATATAGACCAAGAACAGGAGATATGATTATCTTTCCAGCATTATTACAACATTGGGTAGTGCCTTTTAAATCAAAATGCACCAGAATAAGTGTGTCTGGTAATCTTGAAGTAGTAAACAGAAAAAATTTGCCAAATGATTTCTTTTAAAAAAATACGATATAAAAACTTTTTATCTACTGGTAATATACCGATAGAAGTAGAATTAGATAAATCACATACTACATTAATTGTAGGTAGCAATGGTAGTGGTAAATCCACACTACTTGACGCATTATGTTATGCTCTATTTAATAAACCATTTAGAATTATTAAAAAAGACCAGATGGTCAACACTATTAATAATGGTGATACAATTGTTGAGGTAGAATTTGAAGTTGGCACAAAACAATATATGATAAGACGAGGTATAAAACCAAATCTATTTGAGATATATGAGAATGACAAGCTAATAAATCAAGACGCAAGCAATATAGATTATCAGAAATACCTAGAACAAAATATAATGAAATTAAATTACAGGTCATTTATTCAAGTAGTAATACTAGGCTCTTCATCATACGAGCCTTTTATGAAAATGAAACCAAGATATAGACGAGAAGTTGTTGAAGAAATCTTGGATATAAGAGTTTTTGGCCTAATGGACTTGATTTTGCGTTCTCAACAAAGTGATTTACAAAAAAGTTTAACGGAGGTGCGCCACCAATGTGAGTTAATAAAGACCAAGTATGAAACTGAAGCAAAACATCTAAAGTCTTTGGAAGACCAAGGGACAGACATCCAGACACATAAGCAAAAATTACTTAATAAAAATGATACAGATTCAGCTAATTATCAACAAAAGATACAGGAATTGAATGAGTCGATTGCTGTTCAAAAAGAAAAGGTAAAAGACAAGTTAAAAGTTGATATGAAATATGGTCAACTACAAAAATTAGAAACTAAAATAGAAACTAATTTAAACTCTCATAGAAAAACATTACAATTTTTTAAAGACAATGATAGTTGTCCTACTTGCACACAACCTATTGATAAAGAATTTAAGGAGTCCAAATGCAATCACGAGCATACAACAATTTCAAAACTAGAGAAAGGGCTATCGCAGCTCGTAGAAGAATTAACCCGCCAGGAAGAGAGAGTGGTGGAAATGGGCAGAATATCGAACAAGATACAAGACATGACCGTAGAGATAGCCAAGATAAACACATCACTAGAGAATATAAAAAAACATAGTGACCAAATACATCAAGACATATCTATGGCACAAAATAATGATATTGAAAGTATAAAGATTGAACTAGAAAATATGCAAGGTCAACTAAAGGTGGCTGAAGACGAATTAAATAAAGTAACAGAAAATAAAAAATATGTAGATGTATTAAGAGAGATACTAAACGACAAAGGTGCTAAGGCACAAATTATTAAGAAATATCTACCAATTATGAATCAGTTAATTAA